GATGACCTTAGCATAAGCATTATCAACGTTTTTAACGATAATACCTAACACGCTGTTATCACCTGAGTGTTTGATTCGTGCCGCCTCGGCTGTTTCTTGTTGGCTCGGTGTGATTAGTCGCGCACCAAGCATTATCATCATTTGTTCTTTGTCGCGCATATTCTCACGCGGTAAATTGTTTTCGCCCGCTTGTAATAGCTCGGCCCTGTCATCTTGGCCCAATACATTCGCAGCACGCGCACCGACACTAATGCCGTTCGGGTTTGCCTCTGTTACCGCTGCACCATTAGCAACGTATAAGAATAAACTTGGCTGACCATGTATAAACGATGACTCTTCATTGTCTGCGCTGTTGCGGTAATGCGACAAGTTAACATTTGATAAATCGTAAATCGGCGACTCATCAACGGTATAATCGTTATTCTCTGAACCGACAAACACAAATGGTATTTCGGTTAATCGGTTGCCATTCGCATCAAGCGGGTAAATTGTTTCCGGCTCGGTAATGCGGTTTTGCTCGTCAATTTGATAAACGTATTGCACATATAAGCCGTCGTCGTCTAAATGTAAAACCCTAAACTGGCTAATCATTTCACTGGTAAAAATGCTTGTAATGCTTTCGACTTGCTCGGCTAATACAATCGTTTTTAGCTTTGTAATGGCACCTACGCGCTCGGTCAACCAATTGACGATATTCTTTGCATCGTACACAATCGAATAGGGTTGTAGGTTTTCACGACGCGCACGCTCAATAGTGATTTCACCCTCGACACGCGGGAAGTCGACCAATATGCCGCTGCGACCTTTTGCCAATACTTCACGCGTAACACGTTGCGACTGTTGACCAATGCCAACGCCGTTGCCGTCAATGTTATATTTTGCGTATTCAATGCTATCGGGCAGCTCGACCACCGGCTTTTTGCGATATACGGCACCAACTAACGCGCTGACCGTTTTGGCCGTCGCATTGAAGAACAACGCACGCTGTAAATATTGCTTATAGCGTTTGTCGTTTTCGGTGCTGTCGTCATCCGGATTTGGCTTTGGAAGATATAACTGGCCTTTGTGCTTTATGGCACGCTCACCTTTTAAAATATCGTCTATCTGTATCCAAATATCAACATTATCGGCGTATTGCTCGTGTCTAAAATTGGTTATATCTTGCATTGTCCATCCTCATCACATAGCAAATTTAACATTTAGATTTGCTACCGGTTTAATTATTGGCATTTCAAACGCAATCGGGTAAGTCGTCGCGTCGTTTTGGTGGTCGTTGTCGCTGCTTTTATCCGGCTCACCGTTTTTATTATACGCCTGCTGTTCAAGACATTGTGACACAATCGGGCATTTTTTTGAATTAATTTTAACCAATCCTTTATCGAGTGCCGCGTTTGTAGCTAATATGCGGTCTTTTACCGCCGGATTTCTCTTGTTAGCTTTGACAATAAACTTTGCTTGTTGTAGCAATGCAATATCTGATATTGACGCATCAACGGTTTTACGACTGCCGCCTGACGCATCCGGATAAACATAAATTACATGCTTTGCGTATTTGTTTTTGATTGTGCGCACCATATCCGGCGTGTCGTACATATCGACCAACTCATCAACCGCGTGCCATACTTCGCCGCGTTTAACGTATACGGTTGCCGCTTGTTTAGTCACGTTAAAATCACACCCAATATACAACGGCTCACCTTGTTGTATGGTTTCGTTGCTGTCGCATTTTACTCGGTCGTAACTGCTGTATACTGTGCCGCTTGTAAGGTTTACAAATTTACCCTCTAAATACGCTTGTAATAAGTTTTGCGGATATTGTGATCTTAGCGTTTCAATGTAATCTACGGGTAAATATTTATTATCTTGTGTTCTAGCTTGGATCAACTTTTTGGAATCGTCTTTTTCCAATACAAATATTTTGTGCATAGCTCTAAAACCCTCGGGAGTAGATACTATTACCATTTGGCGCACATTGCCCTTTCTTAATCGACCAAGTAATTTCACATAAGCATTATACGCAACTTCAGTCTTACTTGTGTCAAACTCATCACAAATACACCACGCTGCATTGATACCAATCAAGCGTTCGTAGTTTTCCATTGAACCGCAAATGATCCGCGTTTCATGCCCATTAATATTACAATAAAATATTGATTCTACTTTGTTGAATTTATACTGAACATTGAAAAATTCCAACGCGCTTTTAAGCTCGGGGAACATTACTTGCGTAAGAAGTGGGAATGTTGGCTCTGTGATTATTCCGTCTACACCAGGATTAAGTATGGCAAGATGGACCGCTTTTCTAGCTGCTGACCAAGTTTTCCCACCACCATATCCCGAGCATAAACCTATAATTTTTGTTGTGGTGTCGCTTAATAGCTCAAACTGGTGTGGGAGCATTAAAAGCTCTTTTTCACTCATCGCGTTTAATCACAATATTGATAGGTTGATGAGATTGATTGTTTGACTCTTCTTCGCCGTTACCGTCGCCGTACTTTTTACGTGACCATTTAGCTAACAACTGCGTACGCGTCCAAATGCGATTCTTTTGCCATTGTACATGGGCCGCATCTTTGCGCCCGCCCTCAATTGTTGGCGGTTTTTCGTCGGCAATATCAAAACACTCTTGCGCAATACTGTCATATCCGATATCGCGCGCGCGTGCGAATCGTTGCTCAAATTCTTTGTCTTTGTCAATCCAATCGTAAACCGTCGAGAAATTCGGCGTATTAGGCTGACGACAAAACGAACGTAATGTTCCGCCCTCACTAATCCACGCGCATATCGCGTCGCACATCGCTTTTGGTGGCTTTGTTTTAGGTCTGCCGCGCTTACGCGGTGCTGTTGGTTGTGTCATTTTAAACCCCTGGTTTATCCGCACCCCCTGAGTGCTTGATTTGATTATAAACCATCTGATTGCAATTTTACACGACAAAAACAAAAAGCGCGCGGAGCGCGATAGAGCGCGAATTTCCTTTTATACCATAGCTGACCTATAAAAACTTTTTATATCCTATATTTTATAACCCACTCACCATTTACAATATTCTACTATTATCTTGTTATTAAGCTCTAAAGTAATAAAAGAGTATATAAAACAAGGGGTTAACAAGGAGCGCGATAAGGAGCGCGATAGAAAAAAGAGCGCAATCATCGCGCGCTTTTTTAAAATTATACCTATATTACTTTTTAGTATAAGCATATAACAAAAAGTAATATAGAAAAAAGAGCGCGATAAAAAGCGCAATAAAGCGCGCAATAAAAAACCGGCAAACGCCGGTTTTGTTGTATCAATTGTCACGTTTAAAACTCATTTTCGTGATATTCACGAACAAGGCTTTTTACTTCGTTTTCGGTGTACTTTGCACTTTTAAACCAAACATAGTGCATTTTTCCGGTGGCCTTTACTTTAATGCGCCTGGTAGATAATTGCTCGTAATTCATTTCCAATAATATGGCTGACAATGTACGCGGTTTTGGTAATTCCACGCCCTGGAACTGCACCAAGTCATTTAACAACGTCACATCAACAATGTCATCGTTTACAATGCTACAATCGTTTTGTGCAATTGCATCTTCAATTAGTAGTCTATCTGGCGACGTTGCATTATTCATCATCTTGCGCCTTGCATCGGTTTCCGGCGCACGACCTCGATGGTTAAAATCATTACTTATTTTATAGTCATATAAAAATTTGGCCAGTACATCGCAACGGCGTTTGGTTTCATCAAACAAATGCGCGAAATAATCCGCCGCTTGTTGTTCACCGCCTAGCTCGTCAAATAACTGCGTTTCAGTTTGTACGCGTGAAAATAGCACGCAATAACGACGGTCGCCGGTGGTAAGTGGTATTGCATCTTTGTGATTAGTCAGTAGTAAATACGACGTGAAATTAGGTACTGTGCGGTGGTCGCGGCCCTTTTCTTCAATCTGTACGGTGTCGTTTGAAATAAACGGTTTCATACGGTCAAGCACTTCATATTTATTTGTGCCGCTAATGCGTATTTCTTCAACCGCTACCACTAACGAGCCATGCGCCCAACTTGTGAAGCGTCCGCTTATAGCTGTTGGATCAAGATTGCGCACATGCTCACCCAATACCAACTGCAACAACTTCACAAAATATGATTTGCCTGTACCTTGTGCGCCCTGTAGTAGTAAGGCCCAATTAATACGTTCACCTGGGTTTTGTACTACAAACGCCAACCAATCAAGCAATATGCGCTGTTCGCGTTCGTCGGATAATGTGAAGCGTATATGGTCCATAAACATATCAATTACCGCCTGACCATCGTCATCAATATCATCTGCGACAACACAACCGCCGTCGTAATAGCTGTTCAACATTGGCTTGTGCTCATAATCAAATATCGTATTTGCACCAGGCCAGTACATCGTATCGACCACCGTTTCAATGGCATAGTCGGTCAACGTCATCGCTGCGGCTGTTTTCTCTGCGATAATACATTCAATTTTTCGGTCGTATTTTGCATTAAACGCTTCACGCTTGATTGAGTAGTGCAATTTTGTATTGGCAAACTCGCACGTTGTTTCAACGTATACCCATTCGCTTGCCCAATCTGGCCGCTGTATCATTTCGCCTTGTTTGCGGGCCATCACCTTTTTGTCTGGCATAAACGCCTTTTTAATTTCGGTGCGGTTAATGCCTAACTCTTTGCCGATGTTCTTGGCCACTGTATCAGCCATCATTGCACGAATATCGTCCGGCAATACGCTTTTACCAATTGCCTTTATTTCGTCTTTAAACGCCATATAATCGGCTTTATTTGCTATTTGTTGCGCCTTTTCTTCATAATTTAACGCTTTTTGTGCGTTTATTGCCGTTTTGCCACCGGCCCGCGCAATCACACTTGCAAACGTCACCGGGTTGCTTGTTGTCTTTTTAGCAAAGTTTGACCATTTACGCTTTAGCTCGTCCAAATCATACGACGCGCTTTGCTTTGACCATTTTTTCCATAGCTCAAAACCGTCGCGCCCGTTGGCGGTTTGGTGCGATATAGCCATTCCAACGGATAACCATGAATCATAATAATCATACTCACCATCTGGTAGCTGACGCATATAATCGCGCATATCTTCAATAGTGATATTATCAAGCGGCTGATATGCAACGGCCATCATTAAATCGTCGTCGCTGTTACTAACTAATTGCGCAACGGCTAAACGCTCACACGCTGACGCGGGCAATTCTGGCCATTCTTCATCGGACAACGCACTAGGCAAACCGAACATGGTTAAATCGGTGTAACCGTCGCCCGAACAAATCAACCTTTACCGGCTGTGCGCGTATCAAAGCCAACGCAATCAAGTAAATTACTGCCTTGGCGCACTTCAACGCCGAGCGGCAAACTAAACGCGTAGTGCATACCACCGCTAACGGTCTGCTGTAGCTGCGCACTATCCCAATCAAGTGCAACACCAAGGACCGCTTCAACATCTGCGCAACTCACGCCCTTGTCGGTGTCCAGGTCGATAATCACAACGCCGTCGGGTATAACAATGCCAATGTTCAACGCGCTGTTGATTTCGTCGTCACTTGCCTGGTATTCATTCCAACTAACGCCTTTTGGAACTGCCGGCGATTTCTGCCATTTGTCCTTAGCTTTGTTGTATGTTTTTTGTACTGGAAATATTTGCATTTTATATCCTTTTACTTTTTATCGTTTAATTCTTTATTCCATTCCATCAACTGGACGGCAGTAAATACACCCTGTGTAAATTCTTCAATTTGTATGGCCCGCTTTGGTGGCATTGCGCCCGTCGTCCATTGCGTAATCGCCGCCCTGTCTACCTTGAAAAACTCCGCCATCGCTACACGACCGCCGAAATGTTTGATTAATTCATCCATATTTTTTACCTCTTTTTTAGTTATTTGTTAAGTTATGCTTTACATAGTAATTAAGATTTGCTTAAATGGCAACGAATTTAAACAAAACATAAAAGGCAATAAAATGAAAAACAACGAAATTATCACCCAATTAACCCGCATCGCTGACGCTCTAGAAATGGCCAACGTATTGAACGGCATGGATACCGCACCGGCAACAACTGCACCGACTGAGCAAGTCGAGCCGGTAGAAACGCCCACACCTAAAAAACGCGCAACAAAGCAAAAAGCTGAACCGCTGTCACCTGATGATATGAAAGACATCGCAGAGTCAACCATCTACACGCATGAAGATTTGAAAAAAGCGTGTTTAAAAATGGTGCGCGATGATATTGCAAACAAGCCTAAATTAAAAGCGTTACTGGCTGAATACGGTGCAAACAAAGCTATTGACGTTGAGCTTGCTAAATTGTCGGAAGTGATTACGCGCATCAATACAGGTGATTTCTAATGTGCATTAAACATTTGAGCGAACAACAATTAATGCTATTGGCTGCGGTGTTGAACGTCACGCAAACGTATATTAACCATGTCGCGCTTGACTTTATTACGCCAACGCCTGAAATGAACCTGCGCATCACTCGCGCAGTAGGGGAGCTATAACATGCCGTTACAACATGCAAAATTATCTGCAAGCGGATCGCACCGGTGGCTTTATTGCGCCGGTAGCGTAGCCGCTGAAAAACCTTACCCAAACACATCAAGCAAATTTGCGGATGAGGGTACATGCGCACATGAATTATCTGAGCTGTGTTTAGTTAATGATTACGATCCGATTGATTACATCGGCAAAGTGCTACACGACACCGACGTTGTGGTTGATGCGGCAATGGCTGAACACGTGCAATCATATATAGATTACGTCAAATCGTTTAAAGGTACGTTGTTAGTCGAGCAACGCGTTGAGTTTACCGATTGGGTTGCTGATGGCTTTGGTACGTCTGACGCCATTGTCATTGAACCTGACGCACGTGTAATACACGTCATTGACCTTAAATACGGTCAAGGTCTTGCGGTGTCGGCTGTTGAGAACACGCAAGCGATATTGTACGCGCTCGGTGTGTATCAAGAATTTTCGTTTATATACGACGGCATTGAAAAGTTTGTCATGCACATATACCAACCGCGCATCGGTAACTTTAGTCAATGGGAAATAAGTGTTCCCGACTTGCTTAAAAAAGGTGAATGGATTGCGCAACGCGCTGAACTAGCATTGTCTGACGACGCACCGAAAACACCCGGCGAAAAGCAATGCCATTGGTGTAAACACAAAGCCGATTGTGTCACGCTTAAAAATTACATGGATGATATTATCATCGGCGATTTTGACGACTTGACAAGTGCTGACAAGATAAGCAAAGCCGACTTGGTAAATATACACGCGCACAAGTCAATGATTACCGGTTGGCTTGATGCAATTGATAAAAAGATTTTAGGCGAAATGCTAAACGGTGAAAAGTATCCCGACCTGAAACTTGTCGAGGGCCGCAGTTTGCGCAAATGGTCCGACGAAAAGCAAATTGAAACGGTATTGGTCGAGCAACTAGGCGATGACGCATACACGCGTAAACTGTTGACCGTTGCACAAGCTGAAAAGGCCCTTGGCAAAGCCAAAAAAGCAACCTTAGCCGATTACATTACTAAACCACCAGGCAAGCCCACCGTCGCACCTGTTAGCGATAAACGCGCACCGCTTGGCGATGTTACTGATGATTTTGATAAGGTGTAAATGATGAATGTAAAGCAAATATCAAGAATGGAATGCGCCAAATACATTCTTGATATTCATTATGCTAAAAGGTGGCCGTCAATTAGTTATGCGTTTGGCTTGTTTGATGGTGATTGTTTGATCGGCGTTGTAACATACGGCACGCCACCAAGCTCGACTCTTAAACGCGGCATTGCGGGCGATGAATACAAAGCCGACGTATTAGAATTAAACCGCTTATGCTTGTTGTATAACGGCAAAAACCAAGCTAGTTTTTTGGTTGGTCAATCCCTTAAATTGCTACCCAAAAACAAAATAATTGTAAGTTTTGCTGATACTGAGCAACAACACAAAGGTATCGTGTATCAAGCGTGTAACTTTACTTATCATGGTCTGAGTGCAAAGCGCACCGATTGGAAAGTAAAAGGCAAAGAACACTTACATGGTCAAACAATTGCTGATGAATTTCGCGGCGTAAAAAATCGCGCCCAAGCTATGCGTGACAAATACGGCGATGATTTTTATTTGCAACCGCGACCGCGTAAACATCGTTATATTTATGTAATTGGCGACAAACGATACAAGCGCGACTTAAAACGCGCAATAAAATACAAAATTGAACAATACCCGAAATAATGGTTGTAATTAAGAATTACTTAAGCCATAATACCAACTGTCAATTAAGACAATAAAACTTTAAAAGGTAAAAACCATGAAAATCAAATTAACAAATGTACGTCTATCATTCCCAAGTTTGTTCAGTAAAGCAAAGTTTAACGATGTTGAAACTAAGTTTGAAGCGACTTTTTTATTGCACAAAGAACAACAAGCCGACCTGATTAAAAAGCTAGAATCATCAATTGATAAAATTGCTGCCGAGCATTTTAAAGGTAAAGTACCGAAAGGTTTGAAACTGTGTATTGCTGACGGCGACGAAAAAGATTACGACGGTTATGAAAACCACATGTCATTTAAAGCCGCATCAAACAAACGCCCAACGCTAATTGACCGCGACAAAACACCACTGGCCGAGGAAGATGGCGTTTTATATGCCGGTTGCTATGTTAATGCAATTGTTGATTTTTGGGTTCAAGATAACCAATACGGCAAGCGTGTTAATTCAAACTTGCTTGGCGTGCAATTCTTTAAAGATGGCGACGAATTTGGCGCGGGCGATACGACTGACGTTGCAAGTGACTTTGACGCGTTTGATGACTTTGAAGATGACGACGACGGTGAATTTTAATTTATAATACTGGCCCTTTATTGGGCCATTTTTTTACGCGGCCACCCCGCAACGGATTACATTATGCAAAAACTTATATTAGATGTTGAATGCTATAAAAATTATTTTTTAGTATCATTTACCAACTTGAATCAATCCAAATACGTTGAACTTGAAATGTTCCACGACCACCCACTGAACCCGCAACGCTTGAAAAAAATCATGCAAAGCTATACGACTGTATCGTTTAACGGCTTGTCGTATGACCTGTTAATGATTAGCGCAGCAATCAAAGGCTTTAACAACAAACAACTTAAAACGCTGTCCGATGCCATTATCACGTCGGGCAAACCTGCCTGGCTGATTAGCAAGGAAATTGATTTACAGGTGATTGAGTGCGATCACATTGACATTATCAACGTGCTACCTGGCCAAGCGAGCTTGAAAATATACGGCGGCCGTATCCATACACGCACGATGCAAGATTTGCCGATTGAGCCGGACGCCATCATAAGCCCAAGCGACCGCAAAGATTTACGCACCTACTGCCGCAACGACCTACGCAATACGGTCGAGCTATACAACACGCTCGACAAAGCGTTGGCGTTGCGTGAATCAATGGGCGAACAATACGCAGTCGACCTGCGCAGTAAATCCGACGCGCAAATTGCCGAAAGCGTATTACGTCACGAATTAACCGAAAACGGCGTGTATGTTAAAAAGAACAAAGTCGAACCGAGTACACGCTTTAAATACTACGCACCAAACT